GCCTGGAACAGCACACGGAGAATATGGTAATCTTTCTCATCAACTCTGCTATCAACAACGACCCGATGAGGCTTGCGGAGACTTTAGCCAGCCTAGAATCGATTTGGAGGCGCTACCCACTGTCTGATATCTGGATTGCAGAATCGTCGCGCCACGGCCTTTCTAGTGCGTTTGTGGGGCATATCCCAGTTAGAGCAAAGCTGTTTACGTTTTGGGATGACCCGTATGTCAAGCGAGTGTATAGCGAACGTCAAGAATTAGGATTTATTAAGAGTGCCATCGAGGCTTATACGACTCGTGAATTATTACGTCAGCCAATGTTTCACAACCGGATCTTCAAACTTTCCGGGCGGTATGAGCTTACAGATAACTTCAGGCCGGAAGATCACAAGTTGGCGACATTCAAGCGAGCGTTACCCACCGGGTTTAGCCAGGAGCAATGCGGCACGACTGGTATGTTGATGACTCGGCTCTACTCGTTCTCGCGTGAGTTGATCCCGGTTATCAGAGATACGTTGTCTGAAATTCAGGAGTATCACTGGCACAAGTGGGGGTCTGGTGGGGTGTTTGACCTTGAGCATGGCTTTTATAAGTTTCTACCTAGACAACATTTGCACGAACTTGATACTATAGGTGTTAGGGGCAGAATCGGCCACTTATCTCATTATGTCGAGGATTGACATGCCTATCACATCAAAAGCGCAGCAACGTCTCATGTATGCGGCTGCTGGCAGTAAGAAAGTGGCTAAACAGACCGGTGTGCCTATGTCTGTTGCAAAAGAGATGATTGCCAAGACCCCTAAAAAAGCCTACGGCAAGATGCCAGCTAAAAAGGGGAAGATGTGATGCAGTGCCCTATCGCTACTCAAGATCAGAAAGCTAACGACAAGAATAAGTCGGAGGCTGAGTCAAAAGCTGGTTATGCTGAGGCTGAGGATGACGAGTACAAGTGCGGTAATTGTGCGCGGTTCATTCAAACGCCTGACATGATCGAGTGCATTGTTGCTGGCCTGCCGGAAGAAATGCAGGACATTGTTGATGACGATGACGTCGGTTACTGCGCTCGCTGGGACTTCCGCTGTTCAGAAGACTACGCTTGCGACCGTTGGCTCGCTGGTGGCCCTGTAAAGGGAATGACAGAAAAGCACAAGATTATGTTAAAGATGGCACGGATGATGGAGGATGAATAATGGGTACTACCAATCAGCCGAACTACAAGAAAAAGCCTAAGCCTGCCAAGAACAACGCGCCTGCCTACCCGAGTAAGAAGAAATGAAAGCGATCTGGGATAAGCCCAGGCCTAAAAAGCTGGGTAAGCCTGACCCGCTGAGCAAGAAAGAGAAGCGGTCAGCTAAGGCGATGGCAGCATCTGCTGGCAGGCCTTACCCAAATTTAATCGACAATATGCGAGCCGCGAGAAAGAAATGACTGCTGCTTGGACTCGAAAGGCTGGCAAGAATCCCAAGGGTGGGTTGAACGAGGCTGGGCGTAAATCTTACGAACGAGCCAACCCTGGTAGCGATCTTAAGCCACCGGTGAAGTCAGGCGATAACCCGCGCAGGGCATCGTTTCTGGCGAGGATGGGCAACATGCCTGGGCCTGAGCGCAAAGACGGTAAGCCGACTCGTCTGCTGTTATCCCTGCAAGCCTGGGGTGCCAGTAGCAAGGCAGATGCACGAGCAAAGGCAAAAGCGATCTCTGCCAGGAACAAAGGAAAGTGAGATGGATCTGTCTCAACTGCTCCGAGCGTTAGGTCTGCAACAGGCGTATCAGTCCTATCAGCAGAACATCGGTGAACCGTTTGCTAACGTAGCTGGCCCATTTGGTCGAGGATTGTTAGGTCTTGATCGACCAGTGTACGGAGAGGAGCAGGCATATCGAACAGGGCAAGGGTTGAGTAATATGCCTGGAATTGGAGCCCCTGCTGGCTTGCTAAAAGCCGCTGCCCAAGCACCAGAGGTTGTTGAAATGCTAGGCGCTGCAACTGCGCTTGGCAGCAAAGTCTCGCCAATTTCAAGAGTTAATTTTGGGCAGGAATCGACTAGAAAAAGCATAAACGATCTAATTAAGTATATGAATGACACTGGGCAACCGTACACTAGTGGGCCTTTGCCAAAAAATATAGATCCATCATCAATTATGTCTGTGTTAAACGATTTAGACTATTACCTTGGCATGGTTCCACCACCAAAACATGTTAGTGAGGCTAATAAAGAAAAAATAAGAGATCTTTGGTCTAAAGTTGAAAAGTCTAACGTTCAGTGGTTTAGATCAGACCCAGAGCATCCTGCTGCTGTAATGCGTAAGCAAATGGAATCGTACTAAGGCAAATTAGAGAAATAAGAAGTGAAAATATACGTCGACACAAAACCGTATTGGCATGCGATTATCGACGATTTCTTGATAGACCCAGACCCTGTAGCAAGAGAGTTCCCAGCGCAAGATGATAAGTGCTGGTTCAAGTACGACAACCCGCTAGAGATAAAGCAAACCTGCAACCACTACGACAGGTTTGGCAAAGAGACGTACAAGACATTTACCTACTTCAGCAGTTCAGCAATGCTTTACATGCTGGAGTCGATGACAGAGTGCAGTCTCATTCCTGATATCGGTCTACACGGTGGCGGGTTACACCAGCACGGTAGAGGTGGGAAGCTCAACGTCCACCTAGACTACAACATGCACCCTAAACTGCCGTTACAGAGGCGGCTGAACCTTATCGTCTACCTCACTCCAAACTGGCAAGAGGATTGGGGTGGTCATTTAGGTCTGTACAAAGATCCAGACAACCTTGTTAAAACCGTGGCCCCAATATATAACCGAGCGGTCATTTTCGACACAAGAGGTAGCTGGCATGGTTTACCAGAACCGATAGATTGCCCTCAGGGGGTTACTAGAAACAGTCTAGCAATGTATTATCTATGCGAGCCTGACAATACGGATAACAGGAGTAGGGCGCTTTTCGCTCCAACACAAGACCAAAAAAAAGACCCGTATGTTGCAAGGCTGATACAAAACCGATGTAAGTAATTACTGACCAACCGACAGGAGTCAGGGTGAAACCGCAAATTGAACACGTTAGCGTTGATAAGCTAATTCCATATGCCAACAACGCTAGAACGCACTCAGACGCACAAGTCGCACAAATAGCTGCGTCGATCAAAGAATTCGGATTCAACAATCCAGTCCTGATATCAGAGGACGGGACGATTATTGCTGGCCACGGTAGGCTAATGGCTGCTAGGAAGTTAGGGCTTACTGACGTTCCTTGTATCAAACTTAGCCACCTAACACCTACGCAGCGCAAAGCATATGTCATTGCAGACAATCAGCTTGCGTTGAATGCTGGGTGGAATGAAGAACTGCTGACGATCGAGCTGGATGAGCTGCTGGCTGACAACTTTGCGCTTGAGGTGCTAGGTTTTGACCCGGATGAACTTAAGCGGTTGATGAGCGAAAACGAGGTCACGCAGGGGTTGACCGATGAAGATCAGGCACCAGAGGTTGAAGATGATCCGGTCACCAAGTTGGGCGATGTTTGGGTGTTGGGTAAGCACCGGCTGATGTGTGGGGACAGTACCAGCGTCGATGCGGTTAAAAAGTTGATGGATGGTGATCGCGCGGCGTTTTGTTTTACATCCCCACCATACAACGCAGGCGACAGCGAGAAGCTTTCAGGAAACACACACACAGACGACAACAAATATGGGCTTTATCAGGACAACAAAACGCAAAACCAATACTTGGAATTGTTGAATGAGTTTTGTTCGACATGGCTGTCTGTGTCCGATTGTTTGTGCGTCAACATCCAGCAGTTGGCAGGAAACAAAATTGCCTTCATTGATTGGTTGGCGTCATTCAAGCAGAACTATGTCGATATGGCGATTTGGGACAAGGGGCACGGCGCACCGCAAATGGCGCACAATGTAATGTCAAACAGGTTTGAGTATTTAGTTTTTTTGTCTCCATCAGAGAAACCATCGCGGGCTATACCTTGCGCAGATTTCCAGGGCACCGTTCAAAACGTCTACGCTGCCCCGCCACAAAGAAACAATGAGTTTTCGTCAATACATGCCGCCACATTCCCTGTTCATCTTCCTGAATGGGCCATCGAAACTTTCACCAAAAAGAAATCCGTTGTTTCCGATGCGTTTGGGGGCACTGGCACGACGTTGATCGCCGCTGAAAAAACTGGACGCACCGCCTACCTCATGGAACTCGACCCTAAGTATTGCGATGTAATCGTCAAGCGTTGGCAAGACTTCACTGGCAAACAGGCTGTGCTTGAGTCAATCGGTCAGACCTTTGCGGAGTTAAAAAAATGCACAAGGTAACTGATGAGAATAAACGCATCGTAAAGATGCTGGCTGCGGTAGGGGTTCGGCATGAGGATATCGCTGCCAAGCTCGATATAAGCTCTGACACGCTTGTTAGAAAGTACAAGAAAGAACTGGATGAGGGTCGTGTAGACGCCAACGCTGCCGTGGCTCAAACGCTGTTCCAGCAGGCAAAGGCTGGGAATATAACTGCCGCTATCTTCTGGCTGAAAACCAGAGCGCAGTGGAAAGAAAACCATGTTATTGAGCACACTGGTTTAGACGGTGGCCCGATTCAAACAACTCTGGAGGTGGTAGGCATTGCGCCGAAAGATCGAAATTCCTGACAAGCTGCTGCCTCTCTTCCAACCGAAGCGGTACAAAGTCATCCACGGTGGGCGAGGTAGTGCTAAGAGCTGGTCGGTAGCAAGGGCGCTGGTCTCTATTGGTGCGACAAAGCCTATCCGGGTTCTCTGTGCAAGAGAAACGCAGAAGTCTATTCAAGAGTCTGTTCACAGACTATTAAAAGACCAGATCGAGTCTCTAGGCTTAGATCAGTTCTATACCATTCAAGAGAACAAGATCCTCGGCACAAACGGCACAGAGTTCACCTTTGCAGGCATACGTCAGCAGGGTGTTGCCAACCTCAAGTCTTACG